ACTATGGCCTTATGATTCATCCTAGCTATATAATCACTATCAGCATAACTATAGGTCACACCATCAGCCAGTAACTTCTCCCGCATACCATCGAGTACGGTCATGACTTGATTAGACTTGCCGTTATCCCCGACACCGTAGGGCGTGGTCATGGCGTTTTGCTTAACCATCTTCCTATCGATATAGTTTATCCACTTTTCAGCCAGTGGATCAGTGTCACTAGCCATCAAGCCAACCACCTGCTCAGCTACTAGCGTATAAACGTCTGGAGGGGTGCCCTCAGCGTTATTTAATAAACCCACTGCTCTGCTGCCCCCCTCATCCCTCAGCATCGCTGCAAAGTGCTGTAAGCCGTTACAGGTGCCATCAAATGCAATGGGTAGGTGTGAGACATACTCAGCCCTGCTACTTGCCATCAGCATGCGTGACCACTCAAAACAAAAAGCTAGGAACTGGTAGGGTTTATCTGCTTGTTGCCAAAACTCACAATCTAGGGGGTTTAGTGTAGATTCTAGTATTCCATCAGTAAATTTTTCTACCCAGTCTACCCGCTGATCAAAGGTGCCCTTCTCTCCGTATACATTCGCACCGTGTACCGCTAACCAATACGCGCCGTTATCGCCTAAGGCTTTACCCCTAGCAAATGTTAGCAGTGCCTTGGATACATCATCACCTTGAGGATTTAACCCATTAGGTATTGGGTATATACGGCCCCTGAAGTCTAGAGTGTATGGAAAATAAAACTGTTCCTCACCTTTAAATTGTTCTGCAAGGCTTAGCTTCATGCTCAGTTGTAGCCGTATTGAATCGTTTCGGTTTAGAGCCTTATAGTATATAGTCATTTCCTTCTTATACTTAATCAACTGCTCAGGGCTGAGGTTCTGCGATGGTTTAACTGGTGGGTCATCTGCGTTAGCTGAGGGTAGGCCTCCTATTAATCCCCCTGCAGCCCAAACTTTATCCAATACTGTATAGACTGGCTGGTTCACTTTCCAAGCGGTGTCCTGCATCTTATTCACTGCATTGTATACTAGTGGGATGCTGTGGTTAGCTAGTTCCTTCATGTAACGGTGGTTAGATGTTTTTATGAACTTATAACTTTGACTAGAGGTCAGGTAGCCCCCATTAGTAGGTGTACTCCAGTCCAAGGGCTTGCAAACCATCGGCTTCCTAGAGGGTGCCTGTAGTTCACACCTGCCATGGGCTGACTTTAGGTGTTCCCTCAATGCATCAGTCATGGTAACAAGGCTGCAACTAGATCGTTTAGTGCCCGCCTTTATTGTCACGAGCTTCAGGTACCCCGTGGTTTGTCTCATGAGTTCAACTAGAAATATACCTAAGCGGAGGCGGGTACTTCTATCCCACTGGATCTGCTCGACTTTTCCCCATTCCATCTGGCGTTTAACTATTACCCAAAGGCGGTCAGTCCCCAGAGTAGGGAACTTTTTTATCTTGTGGTTGTACTGGTCAAATGCTGGTTTATTCTCAGCCCGTAGCTTCTCATAGTTAAGCATACTATTTAGCCGTTCACTTATCTTCAAGGCTGTATGAGCTAGAGACTTATTTTTAACCATAACTTCCAGCACTGTCTTCATTGTTATGTATGCCACTTGGTCAGGATCAAACTGGGAGATATATTTCAGATGAGAGCTACCCTTGCAACCATACCCAGACAAACCCTTATTGACTTGGGCAGTGATGACAGTAGAGAAGGTATCTAGAGTATCATTCATTAAGCGGTTACCAACTACACTCTCACTGATGCCCCTACTGTCTACATTATCTCTGTACTGCTTGATGCCCTCCTGCAGACAGTCACCCTCAATGGCCCTTTGTCTGTCCTGTAATTGCTGCTCTGTTTCAGTGCTCATTAAGCTTAATCTCCTATGTATTTATACTAGTAGTATTCGCCTTATCCTATACTGTGGGGATAGAGCTATACTAGATTGACATTGAATAGGTTGTGATATCCACTCATCCTGTAAGTGGTATTGATCAAATACAAATCTTTACCTATTTCGCGTACAAAATCATGCTCCAGTGCCTTCTGCAGTAATTCATCCTCACCGTATTCAAAATTTAAGGATGGTGCCTGATTAATCCAGAGTTCCGCCTTACTCATAGTTACTTCGCGCATATTACCCACCCCTCTATTTAATTAAAAAATGAGATCCCGCAGCTAATAAAAAAAGCTGTCCCAGTTATTACAGCTGCAGATATTAACATAATAATAGCCCATACAAATATTAATCCTAAGGTGCCCCCTACTACCTTAGGTATATCTTTTACCGTAGGCTGGCCAAATTTCATATTTACTTTGTAATGCTCTATAGCCTTTTTTTTCAATGGTTCCCCCTTTTAGTTGTTCTCTAAGTGTCAGACAGTATTATGAACTATAAGTTCCACAAAGTACAAACTATTTTATTAAAATTGCCTGATTAGATATCTAATTTCTATTAAGCCAGAATTACTGCTAGTCTCTTTTACCCTGTATAACTGTGTCTGATCCTGCACCCAGTCGATCCCCTCCCGCATTGTCATGTCTTTTAACTGAGTGTAGTCCTCCTGTAAATCTGACCAGCTGTCATACTCTGACCATTCACAGCATATAGCGATAACATCCAACTCCCATTGAGTATCCATGCTCTCCTCTAATTCTTCATAGTACTTAAACAAGATGTTTAATGCTTCATATGAGAACTGATCACCCCTCCCCATATCACAGAACGTATCTCTAAATTCAAATTCATTTATAGTTGTATACATAATTAATTACCCCTTTTAACTACGTTGTTAAATTTAGTTGTGACTGACACCCAGCGGGAGCTGTAAACTCTGGCTTTTTCTCTTTGCATACCATATTTAGCACTAATAATCAACCTGCCCACATAGTTTACAACAAAAAACAGCCCAGTTTTTGCCTCCTTATACACATCTGAACTGACATTGCTGCCAAATTGCGAATTTTCCTCTACCCAGCTATTACTGTCCAGCTTGTACTTCAGCTCGTATGTCTTCATATTTTTTCCCCTCTATTATAATCACTAGTCCAATTCTTAAATACAGTGGATAATTTTGGAACGGGCATCGCCCACTCTCGGTCATTGTCACCATCCACTGCCGAGTGCATCTCACCGATAGCTAATTCGTACTCCTCACGTGCTATCTCTGATTCCTCAGTCAGTAAATCCCGATAATAATCTTCTTGATCCCATGAGTTGCTCATTACTTAACCCCCTTTTTATGTAGTTGCTCTAGTAGTACATCACGGGCCAGCCCCAGTGCTTTTACTTCTTCGCCCACCATGTAGATATATGTAGTCATAGTGCCCTTAGCTAGTTGAAAATGTAAAGTGCGCTCCAGTTCCTTCCTTTCTCGCATCATATTAAGTAATGTCAAATACTGCTTGACCTCACTGACTGATAAATTGCTATCTGTAATTACTTGACTCATTATAGTTTAGCTCCTCTCTCTAAATATGCTGTTATGAGGATCAATGGGGTGCCTACAGCCACCGCCACGACCATATAAAATAAAATCACATCTAGGTTATTCATCATCATTGTTTAATTCCTCCCGTACATTATTGGCTAGTTCTGTTATAAAGTGCTGCGCGTTGCCTTGAGCCCCTAGTGCTTCTGTTAGTGCTTCCATGTTTAATTGATATGTGATAATCATTTTCTAGTCTCCTGTGGTGCTGCTAATTAACGATTAATTACTATGTATAAATATGTGCCAAGTGTTGCTGTGTGTGCCATGCCTATTAATAAAGTGCCAAGTGTCGCTGTTTCTAGTATTGCAATCATTATGTTGTCTCCAGTAACTCCCCGAAGGGAGCGGTTAATTTACTTACTAAATTGTGCCACTAAATGTTTTTGATAATTAAAATCAATATCTATTTGTTCCATTAGATCAGCATTTCTTTTTTTAACTACTTCAAGTTGCTGCCCTTTTCTTACAGATTTACCCATATAGTAAGCTAATTCTGTTTTAAGTTCTTCATTTTTTGCTTTTAATCCTTCGTATGCTTCCTGTAGTTCTTCTCGTTCTGCGTTAAGTTTTTCCATGTCTTCCTTAAGCCATTTTCCCTGAAAATATTTATCTGCCCGTACTTCACTTACGACAGCCTTGGTGTGTGCAAGTTCTTCTTGAAGTTCTTGTTTAGTTAATGTTGTCATTTTGTAAGTCTCCTAGTGGTGCTGTTAAGGGTTTGTTTCAACCCGATGACTGGATTATGCCTGAGGGTTTAACTTATGTCAACACCTCAGGCCAAATCAATTTATTTTGATACTTTGACCAATGTCCTATAATGTAACCGCTGAATGTTATAGCCACCTGCTAGGATTGTCTCAATGTTAATCTCTTTGTTTCCCTCGTTTGTCTCTACGCTGTAGCTACCGTGGAAACCGTCATCACTTAATTCAAGATTTGACTTGATAATTTTAGTGATGCCAACAGCATCTAGTTTTTTAGCTATTCTGATGTTTCTTTTCTTAATAATAAATGTAGATGCTTTTACTGCCAACTCTGTAACTGCTTTGATGTTCTTAGCATATTGAAAATCGTTATACATTCCAGCACCACCACAAATGCTTACAAACTTAGCTATTTTTTCGTGGTACTCTTCACGGTTACGACTAATACTGGTAGTGTCTCTATACTCAATATATGCAGCGTATCTATCAGAATAATAGGTAATCTGCTTTTCAGTATAGATAGCATCGAATCTTTTAAATGCATCCTCTAAGTCAGTGGTTATAGTCATTGTGTAGTCTCCTAGTGCTGCTGTTAAGGGCTGTTTGTTTCAACCCGATGACTGGATTATGCCTGAAGGTTTAACCTGTGTCAACACCTATTACATTACATCTATTGGTTAGCTATTGGTTGGCTACTGGTTTGACTATTGGTTGGCTATTGGTTTGACTATTGGTTTGACTACCAGATAAAAAAACAGTAGGGGCCTCATGCTCACCTAAAGTTAAACCACAACCCAAACCACAACCCAAACCACCACCCCACCGCACAGCGTTCACCCCTCGTTTAACTGGTGGTCATGCTCGATGTCAAACCAGTAGTCAACCAGCAGTGCACCATCAGTTAAACCTGCAGCTCACCAGCTGTATATACATGGAGGCTGGGCCTGAGGCTGGCTGCTGGGCCCTGCTCTTGTTTATCTGCTGGTTTTCTACAGGTTTGACCAGAGGTCGAGGGGGGAGAAGGTCCATGGCGGTATATAAGGTACCCTCTCATATTTTAGTAACAAATAGTACTCCGAGATATATACATGTTTGATATTGAACATAAGTAATAGGCCAAACTATCAGCCAAACTACTAGTACACTATTAGTATCCCCTTATCCTATACTGTGGGGATAGAGGCTAGATATTGTGTAACCTCTTGTTTAACTACAGGATATACTATTCCCACCCCTTAGTCCAACCCTTAGCCTGTTTAGATCCTCCTAGTACGAGGCGTTTAAAGTCTCGGAGGTCCTGATCTTGTAACCTGCCTCTATGATCAGCTTCAGCCTTATCAGTATCTCTATCCATCTGTTCAGCCCATCTTGCTACAGCCATAGATAGTGCATCTAGTCTATCATCATGCTTCAATGCTTTCCTATCTCTAGTTATCCTACTTAGCTGGTATAGTAGTTGGTACTGGTGAGCTGAGTCTTCAGGATAGTGGTTATAGTTTACTTGGTCAGCTTTAACTAACTCTTCTGATATAACCACCTTGTGTCCCTGTAGTACTGGCTCCAGTGTATCTATGATTCTTAGTTCCTTCTGTTTGTTACTATTCATTTCCTCTATATGACAAGGATAAGTCCTATTAACGAATGGTGCTAGTAGCTTATTAAACATACCATCACCAAATGTCTTTTCAACATAGATCTCAGTAGCCTTATAGTGTTTAGCTGCATCAGCTATCTTCTGAAGGTTCTCATCTGAGTAGCCACCCTGTAGTCCTGTACAAGCCCTAACATATAAGAAGCCATTCATCATAGATACTACAGCGAATGCTAGTTCATCACTACCTCTACCTGCAGGATCAACTGATAGTACAGTCCCTTGATACTCTTTGAAATCAGTAGATACGAAGATAGGTCGTAGTAGCTTATCGCCCTCTAACCCTACACATTCTATATCATTTATTATCTCACTAGCTCCTGATCCCCACGCTACCTGTACTGGTGCTACATGACCACCATCAATACCCATGACCATGAAGTCACTAATCTTGAGTGGGTGTCTATCAGCATCGGATAGAGCTGTTATCAATTGAAACTGTAGATTATATCCTGACCTACCATATGACATCTCGCGTTCTAGTAGATCAGCATCATCAAACCTAGTGGGTTCTACTGCAGCCCCTCTACCGTGACAAGCAGTTGAGAGAGAAGGTTCACTCTCCATATGATCCCTGATGAATGGTGCTAGTCTAGATGTATATAGCTCTGAGGCCATAGCTTCAGGAGTAGGGTATCTACTAGCCCAGATCCTTATCTCGTAGCCACGTTTAGGTAGTGTATTGTATAATGACATCTCAGTCTGTGGTGTACCCAGATAACTAATGCTACCCTCAGGTATAAGAACAGCATCACACTCTTTAACTGAGTTAGATAACTGATCTCTCATACTCTGGGTTAAACTATTACGAGGTACTTCCACATCATCAAGAATAATATGGGATGCGC